ATGGGAAGTAGAAAAAAAGCAAAAGAGAAGAAACTTTCTGACTGTATGCAGGACATTTTAAATCTTAAGGCGACGGGTGAAGACCTTGAGTTTTTGGAAGGGTTAGGTATCAGCAGGAGAGACTCCTATAACAAAATGGTAATTGCGATGAGGATATTTGAAAAGGCATCAAAGGGTGATATGCAGGCAATTAAAGAGCTGCGCTCAATTGCCTTAGATACCGAAAAAACGGATATCGGACGCTTAGCTGAAATTATTGAGGCGGTATCAAATGTCTCATAATGAAATTACATTTTCACCAAAGCAGGAAGAGGTAATTTCTCTTTTAAAACACAAAAAGTTAAAGAGAATTAACCTGTTAGAAGGTTCTGTGCGTTCGGGAAAAACCTGGATAAGCCTTGTTTTATGGGCTATGTGGGTAGCAACCCAGCCTGTGGATTCGTGCTTTTTGATGGCGGCAAAAACGCTGACTGCATTGGAAAGAAATAATCTTAATCTCTTAGCGTCGTTAGTGGGAAATGATAATTTTAAGTTTTCAGTTCAGTCAAAAAAGGCAGAGCTTTTTGGAAGATGCGTATATTTAGAGGGCGCAAGCGACATAAGGGCTGAAAACAAGATAAGAGGGCTTACATTAAAGGGTGCGTATCTTGATGAATTGACATTGGTAGATGAAGATTTTTTTGTAATGCTTCTTTCAAGGTTATCTGAGCCTGATGCCAAGCTCTTTGCAACAACAAACCCCGACTCACCAAATCACTGGCTTATGACCAACTACATACAAAGGGCAGAAGCAGGGGAACTTGATTTTTTAAGAATCAAATTTTTGATTGATGACAATCCTTACCTTTCAAAAGAGTATGTAGAGGCTCTTAAAAATGAATATACAGGAGTTTTTTATGAAAGATTCATAAAGGGTGAATGGAAAGCAGCAGAGGGAGTTATATATCCTGAATTTGCTGATAATCCTGAGAATTTTTTAAAGGATAAAGCAGATGAAATAAGCTTTGCAACAATAGGTGTGGATTTTGGGGGAAACAAGTCGGCACATGCTTTTGTCTGTCTGGGGTTTACCAAGGGGTTTAAAAGCTGTGTGGTTTTGGATGAGTTTTATTTAAAAGAACAGATAAGCCCCGAGAGGCTTGCTAAAGAATTTATTTCATTTTGCAAACGGCAAAAGGAAAAATACAGAGTTTATGAGGCTTACTGCGACAGTGCTGAAACCACACTTATTTGCGGTCTTAAAAATGCAGTATTAAAAGAACATCTTTCAATTGATGTAAAAAAAGCACAAAAAACAAAGATTCTTGACCGAATACGATTTTTTAATACTGTTATTTCAACCAAAAGATTTAGTGTTTTAAAACATTGCAAAAATGTAACCGAAGCGCTTTCGCAGGCTGTCTGGGATGATGAAAAGCTCTGTGATGTAAGACTTGATGACGGAAAAAGAAATATAGATTCATTAGATGCATTAGAGTATGCTGCTGAACCCTATATGAAAGAAGTTATAGGTTCATTTTAAAAAAGGAGAAAAACAATGATTAAAAAGGCATTAAAGGATTTAGGTTATACGCCTGTATCAGAAGGACTAAGTATGCCTGTTGAGCTGTGGAAATCCTGGTATGAGGGAAAGGTAAAGTCATTTCACGAATACAGACAGTATAACGGCAAAAGGGTATTAAGAAGAACAAGAAAGTCACTTTCTATGGCAAAAAGAGTATGTGAAGACTGGGCAGATTTGATTTTTAATGAAAAGCTTGAAATCACATTATCTGATAAGCGTGCTCAAAAGATGCTTGACGATGTTTTAAGAAAAAACAATTTTAAGGTTAGCGCAAACAGGTTGGTAGAATTAGTATTTGCTTTAGGCACGGGGGCTTTTGTAGAACACAAAACAAAAGACGGAGTTTTAATTGATTATGTTAAGGCTGATATGATTTATCCGTTATCCTTTGCAAATGGACAGATTTCAGAGTGTGCCTTTGCAAGCAGAATGTTAATTTACGGCGAGATGCACACATATTTAAATATCCATATAAAAGAAAATGAAAAATATGTGGTTATAAATAAACTCATCTGTGAGCGTACAAAAAAGGAAGTGCCATTACCTGCGGGTATAGCTAAAAAGTTTTACACAAATTCAAGTATACCGCTGTTTCAGATTTTAACACCCAATGTTGCAAACAATATCTGTCCTGACAGCCCTTTGGGAATTTCAATCTTTGCAAATGCAATCGATGTTTTAGAGGGAATTGATTTGGTTTACGACAGTTATCAGAATGAATATCGTTTAGGTAAAAAGAGGATTATTGTACCTCTTACGATGGCTAAAATTGAAATGGAGCAGCAGGGAGAAATTCTGCCTGTATTTGATGACAATGATACCGAGTTTTATGCGATGACATCCTCTGACCCCGATAATTTCTCTATAAGTGAAATTAATATGAATATACGGGCTGACGCACATGAGACGGGACTGCAGAGAAATATTGATTTATTATCGGATTTGTGTGGTTTTGGCTCAGGCAAGTATACATACCAGTCAGGAAGAGTAAAGACTGCAACACAGATAGTTTCAGAACAGTCAGATTTGTTCAGAAATCTTAAAAAGCACGAGTTGGTGGCAGAAAAAGTTATTAAGGATTTGGTTAGTGCAGTCCTTTATCTTTTAGGCGAGAATCCTGAAATTGAAGTAATTGTAAACTTTGACGATGCAATTATCGAGGATAATGAAAGTGTAGCATCTCGTGCCCTCTTAGAAGTGCAGAATAACATAATCGATGCGGCAGAATACCTATGTCGGGTTTACAAAATGCCAAGAGATATGGCGGAAGAAAAAATTAAAGGTATGGATTTAAACTTTCATACATCGCAGGTTGAGGTTTAAATATATCGGTGCGTGCACCGTAAAAGCACGTAGAAAGGAAAAATATGAAAAGAGAATTTTTAACAGGCGAGCTTGGTTTGTCTAAAGATGTAACTGAAAAAATTATGGCACAATACGGCGAATCCGTTAATTCGCTGAAATCAGAAAATGAGCGCTTATGTGGCGAGAATTTAAGTTTATCACAAAAAGCAGAAAGTGCAGACACTCTTCAGCTTGAAGTAGATGAGCTTGTAAAAACAAATGAAGAGCTAAAGACAAGCTTAGGAAAACTCACTTTAGAGTTAGATGAATCAAAATTAGAAGGGGCATTATCTTCAGCTTTGATTGCTGCAGGCGCAAAAAATTTAAAAGCGGCAGGTGCTTTAATTGACAGAACAAAAATATCTTTGGATGCTGATGGGGAAAACGCAATTAAAGAACAGATTGATGAAATTAAAAAGGAATGTGATTATCTTTTTTATGACACAGAGCTTTCCTCAGGAATGCGCCATATATCGTCCGTAAATTCTGAAGACGGCTTTACCAGTATGGCAAGAGCCGCCGCAAAACTAAATTAAAAGAAAGAGGAAAAAGTATGTCAAACAGTATAACACTTGCAGAAAAATTCTTACCCGTAATTGATGATATTTATAAAAAACAGTCAGTTACACAGGTTTTGGACAACGATACACAGGTAAACTTTGTGGGAGCAAACAAGGTTCAGGTATTAAAAACATCTACAACAGGTTTAGGCGATTATTCAAGAACAGACGGATATCCCAAAGGCGATGTTACGGCAACATGGGAGACAATGACACTTTCTGTTGAAAGAGGTAAGGAATTATCTATAGACAGAATGGACAATGAAGAAACATTAGGTATGGCATTTGGTGCTGTAACAGGAAGCTTTATGCGTGAATGGGTAGTTCCTGAAATTGATGTATACAGATTTTCAAAGTACGCAAGGACTGATGGTATCACAAAAACATCAGGAACACTTACAGCAGAAAATATCTTAGAAGCAATCGATGAAGCGAAAAAGCAGATGGATGCAGATGAAATACCTGAAGAAGGAAGAATTTTATTTGTAAATTCAGACCTCCAGCTTTTACTTAATCAGTCAGTTTCACGCTCATACGGAAGCGATGCAGCAGTAAATACAATTATGGGTGCGTATAACGGAATGAAGGTTGTATATGTTCCTGCATCAAGATTTATCACAAAGGTAGATTTGGCTGACGGCGCAACTGGTACAGGTTTTGCACGTGCAGCAGATGCAAAAGATATCAACTTTATGTTGGTTTATCCCGGTTCTGTACTTCAGGTTCAGAAGTTTGCTATGCCGAAAATCTTCACACCTGATGAAAACCAGGATAAGGATATGTGGAAATTCCAGTTCAGACTCTACCATGATTGTTTTGTCTATGACAATAAAGCGAAAGGTATTTATCTTAATACCGCTGAGTAATAAAGGAATGGTTTTATGGAATTTATAGATTATGCTTATTATAAAGAGGTGTATTGCGGAACGCTTGGCGAGGCCGAGTTCAACAAGGTTTATCCGAAAGCAAATGCTTATTTTTATGGCGCAACCCGCGGCAGGGTGAAAGAAAAGGATACATCAGTATGCTTTGCGCTTTGCGAATTGTGCGATATATTTTATGAAGAGCAGTCGCGCGTTGGAGTGAAAAATGAATCTTGCGATGGCTATAGTGTAACTTATAAAGACACAGAAAATACATACTCTTTAGCATGGGATGTTTTAACCACATATCTGGAAAACAGTGGCTATCTCTATGGGGGAAACTACATATGAGAAATTTAAAAACTGTGGAAGTTTACAGGTATGATGAAAAGAAAAATGTGTGGAGCAAAAATAATATAAGTGGCGTGTTTGTATCGGGAACAGGAGAAAACTATGAGCTTTCAGATACACTTTCAAAAAGGGCAAGCCTTTCATTGAGAGTGTTTGGAAATTTATCCTGTGATGTAGCTGTTGGAGATGTAATATCTTTAGAAAAAAATGATGGAGAATTACCACCTCAAAAATCATACACGGTAGTTTCTGTTACGAAAAATGAACACGGATATAAAACTTCACACACAAAGATCCTGTGCAGATAAATTCGACAGAAAGGAACTTTTATGGTAACAGATATTTTAAGTTATATCGATAACTGCCCGTATCTGTCGGATTTTTATACGAATATTGATTTTTTAGGCAAAAATCAATATTCCCTTTCCGTAAGCGGCAGGGGCAAAAGTCAGGTTGTAAAAAAATATACTGACGGAGATGCTTTGGTTAAAAGTATTTACAAAATGCGTCTGCGCCTGCCCTTCGGAATAGATAAAAAGAAAAATTATGAAAACAGTAAACTTTGCGAAAATGTAGAAAATTGGGTGAAAGAAAACAGTACATCCGGCATACTTCCTGAACTTTCGGGTGACAAAATCCCTGTATCGATAGAAATTACATTTTTGCGTGACAGTGTTTCATATTTTTCAGATACGGCAGTTTATACAGCAGATATTGCACTTACTTACTATCAAACAAAATAGAAAGGAAAGAGAATATGTTAGGAAAATTAATAGGAAGACATGAAAAAGTGGCTTACTATGGCGTTGTTGATACTGATGGGAATGTAACATATCAAAGAATGTGCGGTTTTACCAAAATGGATACATCTAAAAACCCTGTAGAGTATAAAAGACGCTATATTGATGAAAGTTTCGAGCAGGCAGATGTTGTTGCAATGAGTCCGTCTATTGCTTTTTCATTTGACCGCTACAGCGGCAATCCCGTTCATGACGATATTGTGTCAATTTCAGATAATGAAATTTTAGGAACAGGTGCAGTTCGCTCAATCGTCGTTGCGGATTTGTCTACTATAGATGAAGAAGGAAAATGTAAAGCAATAAAACGTGATTTCTCAGTCATGGTTGAAGCAGAGGGAAATTCTACTGATGCGTACACATTAAGCGGAACAATGAGCACAAAAGGTGAAAAAGTTTTTGGTATGGCTTTAATTTCGCCTGATGCTCAGAGCCTGGAATTTGCAGCCAATGAGTAAAAATTTTAACATACTTACAGACATCCTTCCTGATTATGTAACGCTGTACGGAAAAAAGTATAGCGTACATACAAACTTTAAAAACTGGATCAGGATTGCATGTATTTTGGAAAACGGGGACATTAAAAATCCTAAGAATATAGCGGAAATTTTGAAGCTGTGCTATAGGGAAAAGCTTCCTCCAAACCAGATATCTGCAATGCTGGGAGCTATGTCATTTTTAAACAGGGACACAGATTTATCTGTGTCCCCGTGTAAAAAATCCGACAAGGTTTGTTCCTTTTTGCAAGATGGCTCCATTATCTATTCTGCATTTTATTCGAAATACGGTATAGATTTGCAAAAATCTGATATGCATTGGTATAAATTTTGTGCCCTTTTCGAAAGTCTTGCTGATGATAACCCCTTTAAAACAGTGTTAAAAATCAGAACAGCGGATGAAAAAGAAATTAAAAATCCTAAGATGCGCAGAAAAATTTCTGACTTAAAATTCAAATACCGAATCAAGAGTAAAAATGAAATCAATGTGGGAGAAAGTATAGGAGATTTATTCTAAAGGAGGTACAGTATGGAAGAAAATCAAAATATTGAAAAACTCATACAGGAATCAGAAAAAATCGGCGAGCAAATAGCTGAAGCCTACGATAAGGGATATTTAAACAGTCTGGTAAAGGCAAATGCAAAGGTGGTAAAAGCCTTTAAACAAAGGTATGAGGCAATCGGGTATCAGCTTAAGTACGGGCTTATTACAGAAGAAGAGTATTATGATAAATTGGCTGTGATAAGAGATAGCTATTTTAGCAGGAATACTCAGGAGTGGCACAAATATACAGAAGAAATTTACAATTATAAAGTCGGGGCTTTAAATGATTATAAAAAGGCTGTGGAAGAAAACTTAGAAGAAGTTTTAAAAATAAGCAGAAACAAATTTGAAGAAATCGAAAAAGAGCAGCAGGGGTACTCTGATAAGTTAAAAGATTATGCAGGTGGTAAAGGTTTTAGGTCTTACGAGGTATATGTTGGAAATTATTATCCCAATGGCGACCCTTTGCGTTTTGACGAGCATGTATTAACGGATTATGAAAAAGAGATTGAAAAACTTAAAAAATTTAATCAGTCCATAGAACAATTAAAGGAAAGAGCAGCCGAAATAGATCCTGAAACATTTAATACATTTTTTAGTGAATTAAAGGATATGTCAATTGATGATGCGCAAATATTTGCAGATCTGTTAAATAAAACAAGCGAAAGCGATTTTAAAGAGTATTTTTCCTTGTATCAGGAAAGAAATGAGCTTTCGGACGCTATTTCTGCATCATTTTATTCTGATGAATATGATAACTTAGCAAAGGAATTAAAATCAGAACTAGAACAGGAATTTTCTTCGGTGCCTGAAGAATTTTTCGTATATGGAGAGCTCACCGGTGAAAACTTTGCTCAAGGCTTTAAAAGCGAAATAGAGGGTTTGTTTGATGAATTGAAACTAAACATAGATATGGCAAATGTGGAAATAGGAGCGCCAGAGAATACGTCTTCTAATGTATTTTCTCCTACCTACTATTTTTATGGTGAAAGAGAAACAACATCAAGAACGAGAATGCACACAAAAGATGATGTTTTGTATCAGTATATGAGAGGTATGTATTAAGGAGGACTTATGAAATTTATTTATGAAAATGATCGTGGAAAAGTTGTTATGTATGGTGGTAATGGTGATGGCTTTAATATCATAGAGATAAGGGGGCTTTCTCTTCCTGAAAACGATATAGATTCTATATATTATCCAAGTGTTGCAGGAAGAACTGTTGAAAATGTAACTCCCCTAGAAAGAACAATAACAATATCCGGAGATGTGCGGGATAAAACCTCCAGGAAAATATCGCGCGCTATAAGTATATTCTCTAAAGCTGGCACTATAACAATATATTCAAACGGCACCACAAGAAAGATATCCGCTCGTTGTGTGAATTTTGAGCCAAATAAAAGAAAGGGCATATACATACCATTTGCAGCGCAATTTGTTGCAGACGACCCGTACTTTACTGATATATATGACACCCAAATAGGAGTTTACAAAAAAGAAAAAAAGCTTAAGTCCGTATTTGTTACACCTTGTGCAGTATCACTAAGAAAAGTAGAGGCTGATATTGTGAACAGCGGAGACAGTATGCTTTTTCCTGTGTTTAAAATTTCTTCCGTAGGCGGTGCTTTATGTCCTGATGGAATTGTTATCGAAAATTTAAACAACGGAAAACAGCTTAAGTTAAACACTGATGTTTTAGCCGGGGAAACCATAACTGTAGATGTTAAAAACTGTAAAATTACGAGCAGTGAGCGAAAAAACCTCATTTCCTGTCTTGATAATGAAACCTCAATTTCAAACTTTGGTATTGATTTGGGCATATCTACAGTGAAAATTACAGCAGAAAATATGGAAGGAAGCATTTTTGCCCAATGTATTTACAATAACAGATACATTTATGCGATGGTTTAAGGAGGAATTATGAAATTACAGGATATACGGATTTATAATAAAGACTTAGAGCTTGTAGCTATAATTCCTAAATTTATTGCTGCTAACTGGGAAATAAAGTTTTCCGAATATGGGACAGGCGAAATAGAGCTTGAAAAAACCGATGAGATTTTAACCCTGCTTTATCAAAACGAATATTTATTTTTAGTGCAGGGCGATATTCAATCAATCATCACAGGCTACAAGGTAGGTAAGACATGCGTAATATTTACAAGAACATTAGAGTGGTTGCTTACAAAATTTGTGGTAACAAAGGTAGAAAAAAGCGCGAATCTAAGTGAACTTGTGATGAATTTTTTAAGCGTTTTGCCTGAAGAATTTAATATCACATACAATGGTTTAGAGGATGACATAACAGATATGAGCGAATATTCGTTTTCCAGAGCAACTGATGTTTATTCTGCCATAAAAGAAGCAATTCCTGATTTAAAAACAGGATTTTCTTTAAAAGCCGACTTTAAAAATAAGTCGTTTGAATTTTCTCTCAAAAACGCTGTTTTAAATCAGGACATACTACTTTGTGATGAATATAAGACATCCTATGACAGTGAGTATACATACGACATTCAAAAGGTAGCAAAAGGCGGATATTACTACCATGATGTAACAAATATGGGAAAGTGGGACCCGCAGAATAATGAGCCTCAGTTTGTGGTAAATGCTGAAAGTCTTGGTCATTATTATATTGCCTCTTCTGACGGATATGCATTGGGAAAGGACATTACAAAAGGGGATATCCTAATCTTAACCGATGTATCAGAAGGATTTAAAGTAGTAGATGAAGCAAAACCTTTTTTAGTTAGAATCCCAACTGATTCTAATGGGATTTTTGCATGGAGCGAAGTTTTAGATGCACAAAATTCTACCGAGGCAGATGCAGAAATAAAAAGTAAAAAGCCTATAGACCTTTTAACCATGAAGACCAGGCTCAACTACGGCACAGATTATAATCTTGGTGATATAATCCAAACAAAGTTTTATGGGAAAAGTGCTGCGGTTTCTAAAAAGAAACTGGTTTTTGAGGTACATTTATGGGTGGAGCGTGAAGATTTAGGCGCAAGTCCTACAATGATTGATATTTTAGAGGAGGAGAAAGATGTCATATAAATTTAGTTTTGCCGATAATGAAGTTTACTCGGCAGATGATTTAAATGCTATTACAAAAAGGCTTGTGACAGCAGGTGTTGAAGATAGCTTTTCAGATGGTGTTGCATATAATGTTTCAAGATTTAATGAAGCAGGAAAGCTTTTATATACATCAGGAGTTGTACCCCAGACCTGTCTTACACTTAAGGTACAGTCAGCAGGGGAAAATAAAATTTTAATTAATCCAGGTGTTGCTTTCTTTAATGACGGTTCAACCATTGAAATAGAGGCAGGTGGCGAGACGCTTTCCTATGTGTCAGGCGTTAAAAATTATGTTTATTTAAAAAATGACCTCTTAAATTCAAATGTATCATACCCTGCATGCACAGAAGAAGCACCCACCGGTGATTATGTGCTTTTAGCTGAAATTGATGAAGAGGGAAATATCTTAGATAAGCGCACATATGCCAAAGGAAAACTACCTGGGTACCAGAGTGTTGGGGAAAATATGATGATGCTGGAAGAAAAAATGACCGTCACAGTTTCAAACAATACCACATTTGCTGAAGGGCAAGCTTCATTTGATATTGGAAGCAACAATTTTGAACACATATTGACATTTACCATTGAAGAAAATAACCACTCTTGTATAGGTATATACGATATAAAGAATGAAAAATATTTTTCCGGTTCAAAGATTTTGACCCTGAGTAGCGGTTCTGTGTTTACTGATAGAGTTATAGTAAATGAGACTTGGCCGGAGTATACAAGTCTTCGTTATTCACTTATAGACGGAGTCTTGACTGTAAATGCTTGGCATAACTGCAGTTACGGGAATTTGGGTAGTAAAGGTGACACGAGAGAAATAGACTTATGTCTTATTCTTTTTTAGGAGGAAGATATGATAACTTATAATTTAAAAATTAATTTTCAGGATGAAAAAGTCCTTTCTTCCGACATTGTATTCGTATCAGGAGATATAGGGGCATATAAACTTTGTTTCGACTTTTTTGATAATGGAAAAAAGATTGATGTGTCAGATTATACCCTGAGCATTAAAGCAAAACGCTCCGACGGAGTGGTTGTTGCAGGAGCAGGGATAATAGAGGATGGAAAAGCTATATTTATTCCACAGAATAATATTTATTCTTCACCGGGAGACCTTTATATAGAGATTGCGCTTAGTAATGCATCAGGTAAATACATAACCACTAAAATCATTATAGCCTCCGTAATTGAGGGTCTGGGCGATAATGTCATAGACAGCACAGACAATTTATCTGTATATGTCACTCTTTTAAATCAGGTTCAGGACAAAATCAATCAGGCGAATAAACTGATAAAAGACTCTGCCCCTGTGCGCGGTGTGGATTATTGGACTGAAGAGGATAAAGAAGAGATTAAATCCTATGTAGAAGATGCAATCTTAGGGGGTGCCTGGTGATGAGTGTTAATGAAAAGATGACGGCCATCGCCGATGCCATCAGAGAAAAAACAGGAATTAAAGAGGCGCTTTCTTTAGATGGAATAGCTCAAGCTATACCTGAAGTGTATAATGCTGGATATGAAAACGGAGAGAAAACAGCACCAAAAAAGCCCTATATTGATTCAAGTCAAATGACAAGTTTTCAATATTTTTGTTATTTTGGTGCTAATTTGGAACTCCTTGAAAACTTAGACACAAGAAATGGAAGAAGTTTTAACAATATGATTCATGGCTGTTATAATTTAACATCTATACCTGAACTTGATACCAGTAAAGGTACAAATTTTAACTATATGTTTTATGAGTGTGGAGCATTAGAGAGCATACCTGAACTTGATCTTGGTAATGGCTTAAGTTTTTATTCTATGTTTGAATATTGTACATCATTAAAAAGTATACCCAAACTTAATACCAGTAATGGTCAGTATTTTAGTTGTATGTTTATCGGCTGTTCAAACTTAACAAGCATATCTGCAATAGACCTTAGTAATAGTGTGGATCATGGTAGCATTTTTGCAGGATGCAAATCGCTTTGTAATATAACATTTACAGGCACTATCGGGAAAAGTCTTAATATGAAAGATTCACCATTAACGAAAGAGAGCATAACAAGTGTTGTAAACGCCTTGTCAAATACTGTAACAGGTCAAACATTAACTTTAAAGCTGACAGCTGTAAACAACGCTTTTGGAAGCACAACATCTGCTGAGTGGACGGCACTTGCAGGCACGAAAACAAACTGGACTATAAGTCTTGTATAAAGGGGTGGAAATATGAAAGTAAGAAATATTTTATACGCTGACGATGGAAAAGTACTCACAGACGGCGAAATATACGGCAGAGAAATATTGCTTGAGGTTGGCAGAGATGCTAACGAATTTAAAGAAATCTCTGTGGAAGAATATGAGGAGATTTTAAAAGCCCAGGAGGCTTTAAATAAAACAAACTAAGGAGATCCAAAATGCACGAAATAGCAGTGTATATTTTGGAAAATTGGGTAGTGTGGCTTTTTACGGGGTTGTTTGCTTTTGTGGGTTGGACTTACCGCCGTTTGATGAAGCTGTACAAAACTAACGAAACAAAAAGCCACGCTCAGAGTATGGGACTGCAGGCGTTATTAAGAGACAGTATTATTAAAACCTATAACAAGTCATTAGAGCGTGGCTTTTGCCCGATTTACCAAAAACAAAGCCTAGAAAGAATTTATTCGGCATATCATAATCTAGGTGGAAATGATGTGGCAACTGAGATTTATGAAGAAACAATGAAAATGAAAACTGAGGGGGATGATTTATAAGATGTTTTTAAAGAATTTAGCAGCATTGATAAAGGTAAAAACAATAGTAACTCTTACAGTTTGTTTTGTCTTTGCTTATCTTGCCGTTAAAGGGCAAATTACTCCCGACAATGTAATGCAAATTGTTCTGATTGTTATCGCCTTCTACTTTGGAACTCAGACTGAGAAAAAGGATAAGGAGGAGTAGTTCTTTATGGATATTGACAAAAGACAAATTGCATATAACCGAAAAACAAGAACAGGTAAAATTTCTTACATAGTCATTCACGATACAGGTAACAAGTCAAAGGGGGCAGATAGCTGTGCCCACTTTAATTATTTTAACAGTGCAAACAGAAATTCCTCTGCTGACTTTTTTGTTGACGACAAAAAGGTTCTACAGGTAAATGACTACACGAAATACTACACATGGCAGGTAGGTGACGGTAAAGGTAAATATGGTATTACAAATCAGAATTCTTTAGGCATTGAAATTTGCGTAAATGCTGACGGAGATTATGAAAAAGCATTTAATAACGCCGTAGAGCTTACAAAACACCTTATGAGAGAATTGGATATTCCTGTAGAGCGTGTAGTGCGTCACTATGATGCAAGCAGAAAGAACTGTCCTGCTTCAATGAGTGGTAGCGACTGGGCGAAATGGGAAGAGTTTAAGGGAAAACTAAAGGAGAAAAAAAGTATGTTTTCAGATATAGAAGAAAGTTATGCCAAAGGCGATATTGAAGAACTTCATGCTATGGGAATAGTGAATGGTGTTACCGAAGACAAATTTATGCCGAAAGAGCCGGTAACCCGTGAGGCAGCAGCAAAATTAGCAAGAAATATCATCAGATATATTACGGGAAAATAAAAGAAAAAAGAGGGTGGCAAGTGCCACCCTTCTTTAATATTCCTTTATAAATCTTGCCATTACCATTACGGCATTTTCAGCAGCCTGTGCTAAAAACTCCATATAATTTTCAGCACCGGTTCCGTCGGCACAGTCAGAAATTGCACGAAGTACACAAAATGGTGTGTTGTTTACATAGCATACATGCCCGATTGATGCACCCTCCATTTCGCCGGCAATAGCTCCAAAGTTTTTAACAATTCTTTCCTTAAACTGGTTGCTTGCTAAAAACTGATCGCCTGATGCAATAGTTCCTGTTTCGTAATTAGTGCCGAGTGTTTTTACACAAGACTCTATTTTATTTTTAGTAGTTTTATCGGTGGGGATTTTAATAATATTAATTCCTGAAATGAGACCTACAGGGTCCCCTAAGGGTGATGTATCCATATCGTGTTGTACTACGCTGTCTGCAATAGCAATATCACCTATAGATAATTTTTCTGTTAAAGTTCCTGCAACACCTGTATTTATTATAACATCAGGGTTGTACTTTAAAATCATAGTTGTTGCACAAATTGCGGCAAATACTTTTCCGATGCCGCATACAGCGAGGACTACATCTTTGCCGTAAATAGTTCCGCTTAAATATTCTACGCCGCTTATTTTTTCACTTTTTTTATTTTCCAATAAATCCGCTAGAGCGCGAATTTCTATTCCCATTGCTCCTATAATTCCTATCATTTCGCTTCTCCTTTCGGGTAAATGAAGTTGTTTTTG